GCAAAAAAACTTGTTCTTGTAGAATGGGTTGATATAATATCAGACGATGGCTGGACTATCGCTGATGACTGCGACATACCAACCTTCTATACGATTGGTTGGCTAGAGTACCAAGACGATAAGGTGTTGAAGATATCCAACACCCTTGACTTTGAAGACGCCCTTGAGGAACACAAGAAAAAGGAGAAGCCTATAGGTTATTCTGTTACTTGCTTTCCTTCTGGTTGCGTAACTTCTCTTTCATTTTTGAACGTGCATATTTATGCAGACTGATCCCTTCATTTCTACCAAAAACATCGCCCCAAGTTAATCCGCTTGGGGCTATTTTATGTCTGCGTATCCAGCAGAACCTCGCAAAGTAATACCTCCTGTCCTTTGCCCATTCTTCCTCTTGCTCTTTAGAAGGATTGATCAAGTTTATCTATACGCATATTGTGCATATCCACCAGAGTCACAAACTTATTTGACTCATCCGTCTCCCCCTTCTTCCACACCCAAGACTTCTTTATGTACTCTTTGGCTGACATATCGCCGCACAACCATATACTTTTAAGCCCGTAGTAATCAAATCCAACCTTCCTGTTGAACTGGATGCTTATAAAAACATACCTGTCGGGGTTCTGGTGTAGGCTCGTTGACGCGACCGACACTTCGTAACCGCCCTTGGGGGCTACCGTCCGCCGCTTAGTCTTAACTTCAATCTTTTCACCTTCAAGTATAAGATCAAAATCTTTCTCATCTTCGACCGTTGCGCCCACATAAGACGCGAAAGCCAATTCACCCAAGCGTCCGGCAACATTGCCCTTACCTTTCGTAATAGAATTATTGATCTTGCCAAGGTCATGTCCCCAGCGCAAGGAGGATTTGACCATTGTCCAATCCCACGGTATCTCTTTCATTCTCTATAGCCTCTAAAAATTTTTCGTGACTTACCCTAAACCACTCCTCTCCCAAATCATCCATCTGCACCTTGTATGGTTCCAACTTACGTTGTATAGATTTCTCAACCACATCATGCTCATAAAAGAAATGATGAGAGAGGTAGCTAAAAGCACCATAGGTGCGATACTGTTTAAGCCTCGCTCGTAGATTAGATGTACTGCCTATTTTAATAAGGCCCGGAACCTTTAACCTGTCCTCTATTCCGTACACCCATCCCTTGTCGGGAAGGATAATACTCCTGCTAATTTTTTCCGCACTGCGTTGACTTTCGGTAAAGATGGGGTCCGGCAAATCTTCCGTAACTGATTGGCGTGATTGGTAACCACTAACCCCTCCACGAATGATCTTTATTTGTCTCTTCCATTCTTTCCTTTGCGGGAAGGAAGCGCCCCGAAACTCTGGGAAAGATATTCCAAAGTGTTTTACTATTGCCCTATTTTCCTCGTCGTTGTGTCTTACGCTGACGGTATGACAAATATTACACCTACGGTCAAGACCATCTTTCATAAAGTTATTTTTCTTAAAATTTTCCGTGGCTTGTAACTGCCCTTCCTTACCACAATAAAAAACACCTATCCACCCACAGCATGTCTTTGGAATAGGTTTAATCTTTATTAACATCCGGCCCCCTTAACTCTGGTGGATACCCTGACGGTACTGAATGAATCAGGAATCCCTGAAGAACTTTCCAAAGGCGTTCCTCTTGAATGCTTTGAGAATCCTTCTCTTTATATAGTAAAATTTCATGCAACTCCTTCCGCTTAACGAGATCATGGTCTAGAATATCTTGTATCATAGTAATCGCCGCATCAAAATGGAAAACCATTATTGCGGTCAGTGATATCTCACTCACCTTATCTCCTTTAGCCTTCTGAACAACACCAACGCCGCAAAGAACGCTCTGAAGTTCTCCTCGATTTCTGTTGACCTGACAGCCTCAAATCTCCCTGTTGCCTTGTCGCACCGTAGGATATAGGTAGCCTCTACCTTCTTATCATACATATCCTCCACAGCCTTGGCGTAGGCCGCAACCTGTAGATGGTACTCAGGGTAGACAGCCTTAGAAGTCTTCCAATCAATCACACAATACTCACCGTTGATGTTCGCTCTCGCGTCCAGTGTGCCGGCATACTTGTGCTGTCGATGGTATAGTTTTTCTTCAGAAGACAGCCACTCAATCTCGTTCTCCTGAGTCCAAGATTTGAAAGCATTAATAGAGTTTATGGCCTCTTCTTGGGTGGGAAGTTTAGGTATTTCCCCACCTTTTAAGTGGTAATTAACAGCACCCTCTACCCAATCATGCGTGATTGACCCTATATTGAGTGCGCTAGTTGATTTCTGCCTGTAGGCTGACTTCACCCCTTTGATAATAGATTCAAAACCAAGAGGAGATTTATACACATTGGTGTTATTCGACGAGGAGTCATCATCGTGAAACATATTCTTCTCAAGCCAACCTGCGCCAACCTTCAAAGCCCACGGTATCAATGCGGGTTTGGAAATGATATCCAGCACCTTGGTGGCGCTGGGTACTACCTCATTTTTAACTTTATAGGAATGAAGTCGTCTGTCAAATAACAGATCGACTTCTTCCCCATCCGGGTAGGTAATTACCATTAGAATGGTATGTCGTCTACCGTAGCCGACGTACTGGTGGACTCACCGCTACCATTGTAGGGTTCCTGAATCCGACCACTAAGGTAATCCAACCCGGTCTTCGAGGTGGATTTCCAAAGACTGATTTGGAACTCTTCACCTTTGAACAGCCCCTTGCCAGTATAATCGGGTCGCTTGGGGTTGTCACCTTTGTCGTTTACAAAAACAGACACCTGTCCATCTTCGATCTCATAAGCCATATTGGCCTCCATAGTTGTGTGAAGAAGGTAAGAGGCGGCTTCTTCTTCCGCCATCAACAATTCCTCTACCGTGCATATACTAAAGGGATCGTTTGAATTCAAAGTATCGCCGCCTCTCTACGACGGGATGCTTGTATTGTGCGCCAAACCTCGATCTGAGTTTCGGCAAATTTAAGTTTCCAGTATAGTGCCGCTTCCTTCTCGACGGCGTCGCTATGAGATTGGATGACACGACGATAGTCTGGGTGCGCTTTACTCCAGTTTTCTTTGTCGGCAACAGTTTTGCCAACAGCTTTCTCAAATAGCAGGGCAAGCTGTACCTTACGGTAGTCATCAAGGTGGACACGTTCCCCCTTAGCTTGAGCATACAGCGGTGATACTTCCTCAATGGCTTCAAGTGCATCTCCCATTTCTATCGAATCAATCATCTAAACCCTCTCCAAATTGTTTACGTTTGCGCCACTCTCTCTGTTCATCCCCCTCACCTATATAACCCAGTATACCACCATTGAAAGAATTGTCTAGTGTTTTAAATATATGGTCTGCTTGAAAATCAAGAATCAAACCATCCCCATTATGCGCCCTATCGTGACAGTTAAAGCACAGTGGCATTGTCAGGAAGTCATTAGCCTTTCTGCCACCACCACTATGTGGTGAGTGCCTATGTTTAAGGTGATGAGCCACCGTAGTGTCATCATCAAGACCGCAGTTGGAACAGGGTAGGGTAGCTACCCAGTTGGTGTACTTTTTCTCTAACCACCTCTTAGATTTCCCGTAACTCATATTCCACATACCCCACTTAGGCACTGCTCTTCTGAGTTATCCTCATAGATCACACCACGCTTGGCGTGAGCCTCTTCATAGGGTACTGCGGTGATAGGCTGTCCACCCCTCGACTCAGAGGGATAGAAGGTTAATCCACGGAGTCCTTTGGCATACTTCTTTATGATTTGTGCGAAAGGCATCACCTTGTCCTCATTATTGAGTTCAGTACCCCACTTGGGCAGATTGATAGTAGAACTGATGGCATGGTCCACATACGCTTGCATATCGTACTGGAACTTTACCCTGCGCTCCACATCTGCCGCAAGATCAATAGCTGTTTCGATCTGGTCTGGCTTGACACCACCGTCAATCAAGGATTGGGCGGTGCCATCCACCACAAACTGGTACTTCCATTTCGTGCCGTCTGTGAGGTATCTTCTGCGATACCCCAGCGCATACACGGGTTCTATTCCGCTGGTACTCCCGGCAAGTAAGGATATCGACCCTGTCGGGGCTACAGCCCTATATCCCTTGGGTCGATTCAGATAAAGCCGGTCACAGTGTTCGTCTGCGGCCTTCTTTGATTCTTTCTCGTAAACGTGCATCCACATCCCCAATGTGCGGTTCATTTCGTACTTGAATCCGCGCTTGAGCAACCATTCATGGACCCCCATCAGGCCAAGGCCCAATCTGCTGTTCTGCTGTCGCACCTGTTCTACCTTCTTGTATGGTAGGTGGGCGCGAATAAGACCACAGACTAGGAACTTGGACGCAAGGCCCACAACGTCCTTAAATTCATCAACGTCCTCTATGTTAGACATGACAACCGACCCTAAATTACAACAATCGGAATCTGACTCACTGGTCACCTCACAGCAAGCATTCCTAAGAGTTTCATTGCTTTGCGCTC